TGAAAAATACGATAAGCTTACGTATTTCAAACTTAAGAATCTTAAAGAGAATCTTTAATCATTATCAGACTTGAACTTTTTTTGGACATACTTAGCCTTAGAAAGTTCATTTCTCTTAATAACAGACTTCTTAACAAATTCCTTTCTTTTAAAAAGTTCCCCACTTTGACGAGTCTTAATAACTTTACTTTTATAAAGTTTTAACGCTCTTTCAATCGTTACGGTGTTATTTAGTTTTACTATTATCATATAATACATATATCTCCCTATTACAAAAAAGTTTTGACATTTCCCGTAAAAATACCTATTCTTTTTAAAAATAAACGGGAAAATATGAAATTTAATGAAAAAAGGGAAAACTTCTCTGCTATACGGATTCAAAACAGCTAAAATTGTTTATGGGACGGTAGACTCAATCACTCTCAAATCTCTCTACTTAAACATACAAACTTGGGTCGAACCAATTTATGAATGTGATAATTGGACAAGGACAGTCCTTAACCTAAGTAGAAGTATCAAACACTCAATTTATGAGTCAATAAACAAAAAAATTTTTGATGAAAAATTTATTGTAGATTTAGATTTAAGGTCCAGCGGACTAAACATAAATAAAAAATCATTTATGAATCTTGAAATAAATTTTTATGTAATCCAAGAAGATTTGGATTTTAAAGGAAATGAAATCAAAGAATCACTACAAGAAATAACACAACAAATTTTTAAAGATAATTTTTTAAATAATGAAAATTTTAATTTTTACCTAACCAAAAAGAGCAAATTAATAGAAGAATCGCTACAAACCGAGAATGTTTAATATTTATAAATAAAACATTCAAAATGAATTTAAGAATATTACAACCAAGTGAATCAGGAAAAGGTATATTAGTTGAGTACGATGCAGGGTATGTTAACCCAAATGATACTCGTAACGAAACTTTAATTAGAGAATCTAACGATATGTTAGACCACTCTAAACCATTTGAATTCTATGCTGTATTACAAAAATATAATACCCCAAATAGAAATGGTAGAACATACCCTGAACGTATATTAAAAAGAGAGGCTGAAAACTATAAAAAAATGATTAAAAAGGGTACCGCCCTATCCGAGTTAAATCACCCGGAATCATCTCTTATAGATTTAGATAGAGTGTCTCACTCAATCACTGAAGTATGGTGGGAAGGAAATGTACTAATGGGTAAGATAAAACTTCTTACCTCACCAGGTTACCACGAAAGAGGTATCGTATCAACCAAAGGGGATTTAGCCGCTAACTACCTTAGACAAGGTGTTACGTTAGGGATATCCTCAAGAGGTGTAGGTTCTCTTAAAAAAATTGGGGAACAAAACGAAGTTCAAGACGATTTTGAATTAATCTGTTTTGACTTAGTATCTTCACCTTCAACTCCGGGAGCGTATCTATTCTTAAATAAAGACGACAAACATCTATATGATGAGAACTTAGAAGAAGAGAAAAAAATGAGTGTTGAAAGACACGTTGGAGATTCCGGAAATAAATCGCTTGACTTAATGAAAAAATTAAACGATTATTTGGGATACTAAATTAATAACAAAAAATGGAAGAAAAGTATTTTATTGCAAAAGTAACCTTAGACTCAGTTGATGAGGCATCAGGAAAGATTAAAAAAATGAGAGAAGAAAAATTAGTAAGTGGTTATAACCCTACTGACGTTGAGGCGAAAGTTACTAAAGTTTTCGAACATTACACAATGGAGTGGAGAATCACGGCAATTGTTGAGAGTAAAATCGACGAAGTAATTGAGTAATTAAATTTTAATTATTAAACAAAAGAGGACACATTGTCCTCTTTTTTTATGCTTTTTTATTTATGAAGATATTTATTAATGTATAAAAAACCTGATGTGATTTAAGTTTAATTTAAACTTTTTTCATATTGGGAGATATTTATATATTAAAACTATATAAAAACAATGGCAAAAGAAAAATCTTTAGTTGAAGAGGCTATCATCCAAATGAAAAATTTGGAAGAAGCGGTAGCTGAAAATGCAAAAGGAATACTTGCTTCTACAATGAAACAAGAAATCAAAGACCTAGTAAAAGAATCTTTATCAGAACAAGATGATGATGAGATTGAAACGGATGACGTTGAAATGGAAGACCCTATGGGTTCTGATGATATTGCCGATATTGATATGGGTGATGATTCAGACGAAGAAGGTGATGAAATGGATACTGATGATATGGACGACACCGAAGAAGATGGTGACGACGAAGAAGATATGGACTTCGATGACGAAGAAGATATGGACGACGAAGAAGACACTATCGACTTAACTGACGCTGACGACGATGAAGTACTAAGAGTATTTCAACTTATGGGACCGGATGATAACATTGTTGTAACAAAAGACGACAAAGGAAACACTCACCTTAAAGATGAAGAAACTGGAAAAGAGTATATGATTGTTGGTGAACAAGAAGAAGGCGATGACTTTGGAATGGTTGATATGGAAGAGTCTTGGGACGAAATGGAAGAAGACGACACTATGGGTGGAGAAACTATCGAAGATATTGTTGACAGAATGTTTTCTGATGACAATGATGAAGAAAGTGAATTCGCATTTAATGAGTTTGACGAAGAAGATGATTCAATCGTTTATGAAATCCAAATGGATGACGAAGAATTAGAAGAAGAAATTGATTCTGAATATATTGATATGGAAGAAGAAATAGATTCTGAATATCTTGATACGGAACAAGTTGAAGACCCTGTTATGGAGTCTAAAAAAATGTCTGTTAAAGCTAAAGGTGTTGGTATGGGGAATGCGTCTAAATTCAAATATGACAAATCTCCTAACTTAGGAACAGGTTTCAAAACTAAAATGAAAGAAGCTCCTAAATCTGTCGGAACAGGTAAAGCAAAATTCGAATACAAAGAAGGTGAAAATGCCGGAAGTAAACTTGGTAATAACAAAATGGTTAAAAAAGTAGAATCTAAAGAAGGATTTGAAAAACCTGTTGTTAAAAAAGCTGAAACAAAAGAGGCGGTTCGTACTTTAGGTGCGGGGTCTAATTTTAGAAAAGGTGGTTTACCAAAACCAAGAGCTCACTCAAGTTTTAATACTGCTATTAAAGAAAATGCTTCAAACAAAGAATTACAAATTCTTAGAGAGAAGAATGAAGAATACAGAAAAGCACTTAATGTTTTTAGAAGTAAATTAAACGAGGTTGCAGTATTCAACTCAAACTTAGCTTACGCTACACGTTTGTTCACTGAACACTCAACATCAAAACAAGAAAAAATTAACATTTTAAGAAGATTTGATGGTGTTGAAACTATTAAAGAATCTAAAAATTTATATCAAGTTGTTAAAAATGAATTATCAGTAGGAGCTAAAACTCAAACTATGAACGAGTCAATCGAAAGAACAATTGCAAAATCACCTTCAACAGGAGCAGTTAACTTAATTGAATCTAAAACATATGAGAATCCACAGTTCTTGAGAATGAAAGATTTAATGACAAAAATAAAATAAAAATAAATTAAAATTAATAAAAACCAAAAAAAATGGGAGCATTATTAGAATCAGGTCTAGTTGGTAACATCGGGTTAAAACACCTTAAAGTTATTAAAGAAGACACAATCAACAAATGGGATAAATTAGGATTCCTAGAAGGTCTTAAAGGACATATGAGAGAAAACGTAGCTCAGTTATATGAGAACCAAGCGTCTTTCTTGATAAACGAAGCAACAGGTGAAGGTTCTAACGGAGCGTTTGAAACTGTTGTTTTCCCAATCGTAAGAAGAGTATTCTCTAAATTATTAGCGAATGAAATCGTATCTGTACAAGCTATGAATTTACCAATCGGTAAATTATTCTTCTTTGTACCAAAAATCCAAGGATATACAGGTGGAACTGCTGACCAATCAGGTCAACATTACGCACCAATCGGTTCTCCGGGTAATTATGGGAATGGAGCTACATTAGCAGGACAAGGTTATGGTGATAATCCAGGTGCTTACCAAAAAAACCTTTATGATTTATTCTATGAAGGAACAGAACCAGGTTTAGACCCTGAAGGTTTATTCGATTACTCTAAAGGTAGATGGTCTGCAGTTACTGCGTCTTGTCAAACTGTTGCGTGGTCTAATGGAGGTTTAATTTCTTCAGGATATACTTCAGGTGAGTATAGAAAAATCTTAGTGGCTATGTCAGGTTTCTCTAGCACAGGTGAAGGTAAATTAGTTGGACCAAACGGTCAAGAAATGGATACTGAAGAATTCTTATCAGGTCTTAAATTATTCACAGCTAATGGTACTGCAGCGGCACAAATGGGTACAGGTACTTTTACTAACTTATTATTTAGAGTTGTTACTCAAAAATATGGTCAAGGTATTGCACAATACGGTTCAACAACAACTACTCAATGGCCGTCTAACGGTAATGGTGGTTCATTTAGAAACACTTGTGTTGATGCTTCAGGTGTTATCTATTTAGAAGTTGATACTCAAGTACCGGTATGTGTATCTTGTGGTCAATCAACACCTGATGGTTATTCAGGAGCAACGATTACTACAGCGGCTTGGTCAGGTACGGCATCTAATGCACCTATTCAAGCAGTATTCAGACGTTACGAAGAATTAGAATTTGAAGATAAAATCGGTGAGGTT